ATATTCAGAGAAGGCAAGAAGTTATTAATCGTGTTGCTGATGAGACATTTGTTCCATCAGGAAAACTAGAAGAATTTACTGGGATGCTTGGGCAGGGAGTTGCTGCAGGAATCCCAACGTCAAGATTAGGGGTTCTTAGGACAATTGTTCCTGATTTTGCATTGATGAAACTTTCAGGTGCTACGGACGAGGAGGCTGTAATTGGAACGCTTTTTGGTGCAGGGTCTGTGGCGGCATTCAAGGGGGTCTTTGCTACAGGAAAAGCCATTAAAGAAATACCACAAACAATAAGGCAAGCCGCCGATGACCTAGCTATATCAGAAGGTAGATTTGGGGATGTTTCCCCTGCTGGAGCATCGAGACTTGCTGGGGGGGAAGTGCCGAAGATTGACCCGCTTATTGAAGAAGCTCGTAAGTTTGATACTGCTGAGGAGTTTCTAGACAGTCTTTCAGAAAAAGAAGTTTTTCATGGTGGGAGGATTGAGTCTCTTGATGACTTTGATCCTATGTTCAAAGGTGCAACGGGGAGGAGTAACGACCCATTGTCAAATTTAGGGATAAACCTTTCTGACAAACAAACGGCAGAGTATTTTTCTGCTCGTGGGGGAGGCCGTATCGCCGGAGGCATTCCGACGCCAAATAAAGTAAAGAAGACGACGTACAACAAACTCCTTCATGAAATAGCCGACAGAATGGAGGATCGGTCAGGAGTAGGATTTGGGAGTCAGATAAGATCACTTAAAACAACAGCGGAAAAAAACAACTTTTTAATTGACAATCTTGCAGACCCCTCAATATCGAAAGAGCTTGCAGAAGACTTGCTGAGGGATGGATTTGATGCAATTGAATACAGAAACACTCTTGACGGTGGCACGACCTTTATCCCTTTAAAGAAGGATGCCATTAAAACCAAACAACAACTCACCGACATCTGGAAGAAGGCGCAGGAAGCTCCTGCAACGGACATTGCCCCCGTGAAAGCAGGCCCGCTTATTGAAGAAGCACGTAAGTTTGAGACTGCTGAGGAGTTTCAAAAGGCCTTGGATAAAGGTGGAAATGCTAAAAAGGTCTTAAATAGTATTCGTAGATCGTTTGACAGCCCTGAAGAGTTTAATAAATTTTTAAAAGACAGTCTTGACGGAGACGCAAGTGTTGAAAACTTATGGAATAAGGCTCAAGCTATTGAACCCACCAGTGTAAAACAAAAAAAGGAAGCAACACTAGAAAGTGTGCCAAAAGAGATCTCTAAGTCTCTCGAGGCAAAAGAAACGATAAAACGAGTATCACAGTCATCAGAACCGCGAATTCGTGAAGCCCTAGAAGAGACGAAACAAGTAGAAACAGACCTGCAATTTCCATCGACTAGATTCATACCACAAAAACGAATTGCGCGCAAGTTAATTAAGAGAAAAACAGGACAAGTAGTTAAGGATACAAAAAAAGTTTTAAATAGAAAATTTCAGTTTGATGTTGATTCTGCTTCAGATTTAAAAGATATTGGACTTTTAGGGAAAAACTTTCGAGATGTATACAGGAACTTTGAGCAAGTGTTTGAGGGAAAGAATTTTGAGAAGGTAAGAAAAGAAGTGTTAGATCCGTTCGACGCATCTAAGGGTAGGCACATAGATATGCAACAAAAATTGCTAGATGATCTTGATTCAGTAATAGTGAAAGGTTTAGGAATAGGGAAGGGATCAAATCTCTCAAGATTGGTTCAAGAGTTTGGTGAAAAACTAAAGACCTCAGACGACGTTATAAAGGAGGTTGGAAAGGAAAAGGCATCCAGAGTGTTTAAGGCTGAACAATGGTTTAGGGCTCAGTATGATGAATTACTAGAGGATGTGAACGCAGTAAGAAGAGCCATATATCCAAATGATCCCACAAAAATTATCCCAAAGAGGAAGGATTATTTCAGGCATTTTACTGATCTTCGTGGTCTTGGTGGGCTTAAGTCTTTGTTCGAGTCTCCATCAGGAATAGATCCAAAGCTTGTAGGGGTTTCGGATTTCACAAAGCCTAATTCTAAGTTTTTAAATTTTGCGCAGAAGCGTCTCGGATTTAAGACTGACTTAGATGCGGTCGGTGGTTATCTCGATTACATCCCGTCTGCGTCTTATGCAATAAACGTAGATCCTCAGATAAGAGTTTTTCGCAAGCTAGCCTCAGATCTTGCTGACCAGACACAAAACAAAAAAAACTTAAACAACTTTATTGAGTTCTTGCAGGATTTTTCTAATGATCTAGCAGGGAAGACTAATCCATTTGATAGGTCTTTGCAAAAACTAATAGGAAGAAAACTTTTTAAGATAATAAATTGGCTTAACTCCAGGGTAAAGTTAAACGTTATATTGGGAAACATTTCTTCTTCCATGGCACAGGTTATGAATTTGCCGCAAGGGCTAGGAAAGGCAAAGGGGTTTGCATTATCTGGTGCAAAAAGAGCTCTTGCAAGCGTATTTGAAGATAGCCCTGCTATGAAGAAATCAATATTTCTAAAAGAGAGATACTTTGATTCTCATTTTTCAAAGTTCGACACAAGTATATTAAAATATCCAAAGCAGCTTGCTAGCTGGATAATTACGGTTGGTGATGAACTTGCTACGAAGCTGACTTGGAATTCCTTGTACGAGAAAGGTCTGAAGGGATTGAAGATGTCTGAAGTTGATGCGGTTAAATATGCAGATGATCAGACAAGAAAGTCTGTCGCAGGTCGTGGAGTGGGAGAAGTTCCTATTGCACAAAAATCAAAGCTTACACAGTTGATAGCTCCATTTCAGATAGAGGTCGGGAATGGTTGGTGGGCGATGAAGGATTTTGTTTCCAAGAAAGACTTCGCAGGAATAACAGTTACTCTTTTAGCAGGACACCTTCTTAATGAGTGGATAAAGGATGTAAGAGGGTCGAATGTTTCTTTTGATCCAATAGCCGCATTAAGAGATGCTGCAGGAGAGGACAAGGTATTGGCACAGAGAATAGGAAGGCTTGTGGGGGAGGTTGTTTCAAACGTACCATTTGGTCAATCCATAGCGGCACAATTCTTTGAGAAAGGAAAGACAATTGATGTAGGGGGTGTTAAAATGACTCCTCAACAATTATTTGGAGAGGGAGATCCTACAAGATTTGGTAGTGGACTACTGGCTGCAAAAGGGATTCAAGATCCATTATTTAAATTAGTACTTCCTTTTAGTGGTGTTCAGGTCAAGAAGAGCATCGAGGGTGCTAGAGCAGTGTCAGAGGGAAAAGTCACCAAAAAAGATGGAAGCCTAGTTGGAGTTATAGAAACGCCTGAAGACAAAATAAAGGCATTGTTGTTTGGGAAATGGTCTGTTTCAGAGGCTCAGAAAGAGTTTGCCAGACTGGATAAGGCAGCGGAAAAAAGAGCTGTAGTAAGGAAGAGAGTATTCGATAATGAGGCAGATGCTGCGATAGAACTTGAAAAAAAGATGAGAGAAGAAGGGCTTATCTCTGATAAGTCATTTCCTTTCAGAGACTCAATAAGATCTATTCATGGATTTAGTGGGAATATTACAGATGAAGACAATATACAGAAGCTATTAAGACTTCCTGAGAATACGAGAGAAGCGTTTATTAGCAGTTCCCCGTCCAAAACACAGAAACAAATAAGAAAGAAAATCAAATCTAATCCTAAATATGACAGGCAAAAAAAGATAGATCGATTAAAGAAAATTAGAAAACTTCAACAGTTGAGAGATGGCTTATAATCCTTTATAATAAACACATATGGCAACAATAAAAATCAACGCACGGTTCAAGAGTTCAGGAGTTCCTTCTACGGGACTCTCTCCTACTGTTACGATATATGACAGAGGAAACAATACTACACCTGTTTCTGCTGAGTCTATGACTGAGATTGGTGATGGTTTCTATGAGTATTTGTTTGGTTCTTTTGATATAATGAAGGACTACTTATTCTCATTTGACGGTACTGCTACACTTGCAAACTCTGACAGGTATCTTGAGGCTGAATGGTCTGGGATTGATGAGTTTGTTGGAAGTATTAGTAGTGGGGGTGGAGGATCTTTTGTTCAAGAGGTTGCCATGACCGAGAAACAGTTTGAGAAGCTACGAGATAAGCTTGTAGGAATGATGGAAGGAGTGGAGATAGACTTCTCTATGAGTGGAATAGAAGGAGACGTTAAAATGGCAATAGGGGAATTGAAGGATAAGGCTAAGGAGCAGATCGAAAAGGCTGCTAAAGACATATTGTTTCAAAATAAGAAGCTATTGGATAAGATCAAAAAACCTACTGTTAATGTAACCACAGAGGAGGTTGTAGTGGAAACAATTGATCCAAAGGATGTGCAGAAGAGTCTTGATGAGTCTATGAAGTTCATGGACGAACTTCTTGGTGAGTTTGCAAAATTTGTTGAGAAAGGAATAAGCGGACTTAAGGGAATGGAATCAAGAAGCCTCAAACAAGCACAGAAAGACTTTTTAGAATCACAACTTAAAAAACTAGAAGAATGACATTAATTTTGGCTAATCAGACCGGAGGAGGTGCAGGAGGAAGTTCAACTTTCACAGGATTGACCGACTCTCCATCAAGCTATTCTAGCCAGTCCTTAAAGGGGGTTAGGGTAAACGCTGGGGAAACAGCTCTTGAGTTCTACACACTTCCTGCTGGATCTACAGACGAACTTGTCTCTATTGATTCAGGTGCTAATCCTGGATACATTGGAGCAGCTTCAAACGATGGAATATTAAGAACAGATTCTCCCTTGACCTATACAGACGGAGGAGACTTTATAACACTGGGTCTTGATGCAGGGCTCAATGATCTGAATGATGTCACGATTTCAAGTATTGCTGACAGACAGGTTCTTCGGTATGACGCTGGGTCTGGTGATTTCTTGAATGAATATGATGATTACGAGGTGCGACGGATCAAGGCCGCCACCGGAGTAACGATTGCCAAAGGAGAAGCTGTTTATATCTCAGGTGCGCACAATGCAAACGTGGCAGAGGTTGGATTGGCAAAAGCTGATTCTGCATCAACTATGCCTTGCATCGGTATTGCTGCTGAAAACTTAAATCCGGGGGATGAAGGAGTGGCCATTTCTTTCGGCCGCGCAACGGGAGTAGCTGCTGATTACACGGAAGGCGAAACTCTTTATGTTTCTGCTGCTACGGCCGGAGCTGTTACAAACGTAAAACCTACGGGGGCAACAAACCTTATTCAGAACGTAGGGGTGTTGTTTAGTGCTCATGCAACTAATGCTAGCGTTGCTGTTACTGGGGTTGGTCGTGTGAATGCTGTCCCGAATATTGCATCAGCTAATTTCTGGATCGGTAATGGGTCTGGGGTGGCTACTGCGGTAACCATGAGTGGGGATGCTACTATGGATAATACCGGAGTCATTACAGTTGATGAAACAGCCATTGATCATGATGCTCTCTTAAATTTTGTAGCTAATGAGCATATTGACCATAGTACAGTTAGTATTTTAGGTGGTAACGGGCTCACTGGTGGTGGAACTATTACAACAGACCGAACAATCTCTGTCTGGATTACTGGTGCAACAGATTTGCCTTCTCCTGCTGCTGATGACGAGCTTCTTATTGCAGACACTTCTTCAGCTAACTCGGTAAAAAAGGCAGATGTTGCAAGTATTGTTAATCTGGCAGACCACGATGCTTTGACTAACTTTGTTGCAAATGAACACATTGACTGGACTGGCGACGCTGGTGCTGATAACATTCATGTAAACAATATCACTGCAGTTCCTGAATCAGCGGTCACGGCACACGAGGCTGCGCTGACGATTACGGAATCTCAAATATCAGACCTTCAAGCTTACTTGACAGCTGAGACAAACGATCTCACTGCTGCAGTTACTTGGGCGAATGTTCCTGATGCAAATATTACCGAATCAAGTGTCACTCAGCATGAGTCGGCTTTGACAATAACCGAGTCTCAGATTTCTGATTTGAGCCACTCTGTCGATCTTGTTTCAAATGTGGCACAAGACACGATCCTCGGTCGTGTTACGGCAGGATCAGGCAACAGTGAAGAGCTTACGGCGGCACAGGTTCGCACACTTATAAACGTTGAAGACGGCGCTACGGCTGATATGTCGGACGCTGAGATCAAGACAGCTTACGAGAATAATGCAGACACCAACGCATTTACAGATGCAGAGCAAACAAAGCTTGGGCACATCTCAGTTACTCAGGCGGTTGATCTTGACCAGATGGAGTCTGATATTGCAGCACTCGATCAAGCGGTTGTTTTACAGGGTACATGGGATGCTTCAGTAGGGACGTTTCCAGGAAGCGGTTCTGCTCAAGCAGGATATTCTTATATTGTATCAGTAGGAGGTACGGTCGATGGAGAAGTCTTCACGGCTAACGATCGAATCGTTGCTATTACGGACAACGCTTCAACTTCTACCTATTCAAGCAACTGGCATAAGCTGGACTACACTGACGCTGTTCTAAGCGTAGCAGGAAAGACCGGAGCGGTTACGCTTGTAGAGGCAGACATTACTGATTTACAGTCATATCTTACGGCAGAGACGAATGATCTTACTGCCGCGGTTACTTGGGCTAACGTTCCAGATGCGAACATTACAGAGTCAAGCGTTACCCAACACGAGGCCGCACTGACGATCACGGAATCACAGATCTCAGATCTGGATCACTCAGTTGATCTTGTTTCAAACATTGCTCAGGACACAATCTTGGGACGTGTGACCGCAGGTTCTGGGGACAGCGAAGAACTTACAGCCGCACAAGTACGAACACTTATAAATGTAGAGGACGGGGCTGACGTTACCGACACGGCTAACGTAACAGCCGCAGGGGCTTTGATGGATTCGGAAGTTGATGCCGACATCAAGACTCTCTCTTTGCCGGCTAACACGACAATCTCAGCCTTCGGAGCTACTCTTATAGACGATGCAACCGCAGGTGATGCACGAACAACTCTTGGCGTAGACGCGGCAGGCACAGACAACTCCACAGACGTAACGCTTGCCGGAACGCCTGACTACCTGACTTTATCAGGGCAGGAGATCACCTTGAATCAGGTTGACCTTGCTGCAGACGTAACGGGAAATCTTCCGGTAGGAAACCTAAACTCAGGAACTGGTGCATCTAGCTCTACATTCTGGCGAGGAGATGGGACGTGGGCAACTCCAGCAGGGGGGGGAGATGTTTCTGCCGCTGCTAACATCACAGACCATGCTCTTGTTCGAGGTGATGGAGGTGCTAAGGGCGTCCAAGATTCTGGGATCATCATTGATGATACTGATAATGTTACAGAGATAGGGGATATTACGGGAAAAGCAGGAGGTATCACTTTCTACGGAGGGACTGGGGCTAGTGATGAATTAGATATTAGAGCTACTTCTAACGCAACCAAAGGAGTGGTTAAATTCCACGATGACCTTTATATCGACCAGGCCAATGGAAAGGTTGGTGTGGGGGTATTGCCTTCAACCCTTACTCAGTCAGAGGAGCTAAATGTTGATGGGAGAATTGCCTTCGCCCAGGCAACTTCTCCAATCGCAGAATCTGGATACGGGAAAATCTACATGAAGAGTGACGGCGACCTGTACTTCATGAACGGATCAGGTACGGAGACAAATATTATTGACGATTTGGGCGGCGGAGATCCAGACCAGAACATATTCCAGACGATCGCAGGAGACGCAGGAACTAATCCAGTAGCCGACTCGACGACAGACACCCTATCTATTCTAGGGGGAACGGGTATAACGACTACCGGAGACAGTGGAGCTGATAGTATTACCATTGCCGTAGACGACGACTATCTATTGAATACTGGAGATGTAGGAACGGGGGTATATGACTTCGGTGGAGCAGACTCGTTCGAGATTCCTAACTCGGCAACGCCTACCGTTGATGCTGATGGGGAGATCGCCATCGACACAACGGTTACCGACTTTTCTCTGGGAGTTATGAAATTCTACGGAGGAGAAGAGCAAGGTGTGGTTTCTATGCCCATTGCTCAGTTTACTTCTCCTACAGACGGTTATGTTGTGGCCTACAATGCTACAAACGATGAGTTTGAACTGGCGGCAGCCGGAGGAGGAGGAGGAGACCCTGACCAAAACCTATTTGAAACAGTTGCTACAGACTCAGGGAGTGCGGTAGCTGACACAACAACTGACACATTAACACTTACGGGTGGAACGGGAGTTTCTACTTCTGCTTCTGCTGACACGGTTACGATTACGGTAGCCGCAGCATCTGACACAGCTGCTGGTATTCAAGAGAACGCTACAATTGCTGAAACAGATACAGGAACGGCTACAGACCGCACGGTTACGCCCGATGCGCTTGCTGGTTCCTACGCTGGTGAAAAAGTGGTAGAATTGATTTGTTTTGATTTTACGACCGACGTAGCCACGGGAGACGGAAAAGGATATCTACATATTCCTACTACTCTCAACGGCATGA